ACGTTAGCCACGTTGTTACTTCGCCCCCCCTAAAATTTCTAACCGTTTTGCAATCCGCTGCAACATATACTTAGCTGATCCGAGTAACGTACTCTCTAAAAATTTTGCTTGCCCTGCTTTATGATGCACATCTAACCGTTCATGCACCGCCACGGCATACGGGGCAGCAGGACCACCCACTTTAATTTCTACGCTTACTTCATCCCCCTTATACGAGGGAAAACTGGTTTCATGACTATTCCGCAATGTACCAAATTCCACAGGAGTCCGGGCCATTGATTCTTTTTGTTCGATCAGGGCTTCTTCATATAACGCCCGCCCCACGTTACGCGGTAACTTTCCTTCTATTTTTTTTAAGGTGCCTAAGACTTCTGGCACACCTTTTAATTCAAAACTTTTAGCCAAGTTCAACCTCCACAAGAAATTCCGCATTCGTTGTGGGGTCAACCGGGCCTGTAATCCTGACAATTGGCATTTCCGATCCATCTGGTAACGTAATTAAATCCTGTTCCCCAACTGTCACAGGGCCAACAAATAACACCCGCGCTAATGAAAGTTTTTCTTCCCCAAGTTCATTCCGTACGAATTTTTGCCGCCGTTCTACAATCGCTTGCCGTACTACTCCCGTGGCATACGTCGGTTTTCCATACCCATCATCACTGGCATACGCTTTATGCGTAATGGATGCCTGTAACGAGTCTGTGAGGCTATTGGCTAACGCCACACCACTCTGCACAATCGTGGCAAAACTCATGAAGCCCGTACCAAACTGCGGGTAGATGATAACCGCCCGCGCACAGAACTAAACCAATCCTGGGGAATCATCAGATACACCGCATCCGGTACCACTTTGTTATATTGATCCGCCGTAAATTGGAGAAAAACCGATCCCGCTTTAATCGAAGAAATCCCCTGACTTTCCACATCATTATCTTCACTGCGGTTAGCAAGAATTAGTTGGCGGGCATATTCCGCTTGGGCATCTTTTACTTCCTGCGGCACTGTATCTGAATCCAGTACCACATCAATACGTTCTAACAGTCCCGTACGCGGCCAGCCTATCGCTTGCGTAGTGGTTGTGGCGTAGCCCGTCCATGTAAACAAGGCTTCCATCAGTTTTGTAGCCCACAATAACGCTCGTATTTTTTCGTTTTCAGAGGCATCAGCCCATGTGGTAGACGCGGCTGGCCGATTATCGTGATACTGATCTGCTTCGGCCAATGTGCAATAACTATTAGCTGTGGCACTTTTCGCCGTTGCAACAAGTGTGGAGGTACCCATCAGTTAATACACACAGAAACATCTAACGTGGATTCCCCAAGATACGTCCCGGCTACCACTGTTTTTACTCGTAACCGATCCCCGATCAATCCATCCAAGATCGTATTGTCACTTAACGATCCATCTGTGGGGGTAACGTTAGCGGCTAAGGCAATAGAGGGGCGTACTCCACTGACCCGTGTGGCTGTGGTAGTGGCAAAAGCAAACTGCACAATATCAATCCATGTTGATCCGTTATCCACCGAGGTTTGTAAAAAGACATCTGTCGTAGTGCCCCCGGAACCGCGCACAAACACCGACTGGCAAATAATGTTTGTCACACCCATCGGGATCGACGTTTCCCCACTGATATACGTACCCGCCGCCGCTTGTGTAAGAGGAAGTGATTGCAACTTTACGCTGCGTTTCGGAAAAACTGCCATGTTATTTTTTCACCCCTATTTTTTTCTTGCTAGGGCGTTTAGGTTTTGGTGCAGAAGGCCGCGTGTATACCGCTGGATCAAAATCTGACGCATTGATCACCGCGTTTGATCCATCCTTAAGTGTTACTGTCATGGTTTGAACAATCGCCATACCTCACCCGCTTTCTCCCCGTACAGGTGTACCCCGCTGAGACAGGGGTACACCTGACAGGCGATCTGTTCCAATTAACCCGCGATGATGACGCCAAGTTCTGGCCGAATAACCGCACCACCATACAGAGCATCGAAACTCCATTGGTACTGCTTGTACTGTCTGGTTATCTCTAATCGGAGAGCCAACCCAGAATCTTCATCAACAGCGGTCGCTGACATACTGCCACCAGAAAACTGCTCTGTTTCCATCAGCGGAGCCATCGCAAAACCGATAAGATCCCGATGAAGAAGAATGTTTTCCACATACGATCCCTTAAACGTCAGGGCCGCATTGTCAGCATAGGCATACTGGATCGCCGGAGTCATGGTGATCACGGTTGAAGTCGCTGATGACACTTGGTACGTCTGTGTGCTACCTGCAACACTAAAAATATCACCTTCAACCGGCGCACCTGATCCGGTGTCCACGGTCAGGGTTGTATCCCCAACTGCCACACTCGCATCATTCACCAACCATCCTGTGGGGCTATTGGTTTCGGTATGTGTTGCGACGTTTTGAGACATCACCCACCGGGCACCTAACTTGTACCCAATTTCACCTTCCACCACGGTTTCCTTACTGCCCGAAGCGGAGGCATCCAAAAATGCTGTAAGTTGCAGCGCATTAGCTTCCGCATCGGCATCAAGGATGACGTGACGATTATCCATCGGCATCAGTTGATTGTTGGCAATCGCCCGTGCGTCAAGATATTGTGAAACATTTGACGCAAACGGTGTGGTGCCAGCGGTGCCCGTGTACCCATACACGCCAGCCGTGGTATCAATCAATGACCACAGATAATCATCCACGGTGTTTGCCAAACTCTTGACCGCTTCAGACATCTGCATAGGAATGATGCCACGCTGCACCTGGCTGATCGCTTGATCAGACATGGCAAAGGGGGCTTCTTTCCACTGGTCGAGTGTGATCGCTACGCTGGTGGGCGTCACCGCTGTCACAGCCGGGGGCACCACATCAGCCGTGACGCTGCGGGTGGTAATCGCAGACGGCACCGCAACGTTGACCGTTGATCCTTGCCGCGCAGCGGGGCCAATCCGATCTTCGTACGAACGATTAACGATCCGAGGTAATACGACTTGTTGCCGCAGGGCATCCAGGCCCATAGCTACAGCCGTCTGAACAATATTGGTTGTGACTAGTGTTCCAGCCATATCAGTACAACTCCTAAGCTAACTTAATAAGTGATTCAGTCAGCTTCCCCGAAGCTGCACACGCTACGCCCCGCGTAGCTGTTCAGATGATGGCCCCACCCCGTGATTCCAACTCTGCTGGCTTGTGTGTTACTCGTTCACGATCATTACTTTCCCCTCACGGATATCCTTGGCGTGTTCCCCCAGTTGGTGGGGCGTCGGGTTCCGTAATTGCCGCACTCCCGCCGGGATGGTGCCAACCGGATGCCCTTCCCGATTGTGGGCACCCCCGCCGTTACTACTCCCAAAGGCAAACGCAATTTCTTTGGTTTGCTTGGTCATCCATTCCCCTAACCCCATCGGCTCACCAGGGTTATCTACACTATAGATCCCTTCGCGGGCTACCAGTTGATTGCCATCCATTTTAAATACATCATTGGCACGGCTGACTACAAAATCAACTGCCGCATCTTGACCCCCAGCCGCTTTAAATTGGTTTAACACTTCGTTCTTCATCGCCGCAGCGGACACTTTTTGATCCGCTTCCTGGCGAGCTGTTTTTTCTTCGGTCAGTAATTGCCGCAAGGGTTCTAATTCCGAGGTTTTAAATTGAAGTAAAGCATTCTTTACCTGTTCATCTACATCACTGGCTTTTCGTACTCCCTTTTTCGAGAGTTCCGCCACTTGTGCTAACGCTTCCCGTGCCGCCGTGGGGTCAAGATCCCTATAGTTATCAAGTTGTTTGACGGCTTCCTGCTGGGCTTCTATCTCCGCTTTAAGTTTCACATTGTTATCTCGGAACTCTGCTACTTTGTTCACTTGTTCTGCATGAGTTTCGCGGGGCACAAAGCCTTGAGGATCACCGTCCATTTGTAAAATAAATTTATCACCCTCACCAACGTAGTGCTGACGCAAATCTTCAGAGACTTGATCCAAACTATCGATCACGGGCTTTAATGACATAAATAACGCTCCCCCACTGTAGGATATTTTTTTATTTCTAGCAACTAAAAACTGTGGGGGTAAGTATATAACAACTACTCCAGGCACAAATATCCCATATTACCCCTAATATTTTTTGCTCAATAAACCCCAGAAACATTGGGGTTTTTTATTTATCTAAAAATAATTAGAAATAAACCTTGCTTTCTTCTCAGAAGTCTCTATAATGGTTTACATGATGTTGAACGCAACAACAACCGGAGACAAAAAGATGCCAAAATTTAATACCCTGAAGCGTTACCCTTTAATCAATGTTACCGCTATTACGTCAGCGGGATCACCGATCACTACGCAGATGTGGCAAGGATCACTTGCCGAAGTACAGCGCAGGGTGAAAGTGTGGCAAAAAGATTGCTCATCTGATCACCAAAATATTATCCGCGTGTTTACACAAATCATTGATGATGAGCGCGGGAGTTCTACCATAGAATGGAAGTGGTGGGGCGGCTCAGAAAACCTTGAATATCTGGACACTTTAGATGTTTATTCCAAAGAAGAATAATTTAACATTTGCGTAATCTACACCAGGGGGCTTCACGGCCCCCTTTTTTTTGCTCAATAAACCCCAGAATCATTGGGGTTTTTTATTTATCTAAAAATAATTGAA